TAACCACAATTTCCTCGGCTTTGTCCAGCTTGCCTGCCTCGTTATTCTCTTCAAACGATTTTGAGACGGGTTCTAGACTCCCCTCAAAATATTTCCTTTTCACCCTTTTCACATCCACACCGTTCTCCGTTTCACTGCGCCTCTCACCTAGCGGAGGCAGCCGTGGCGCGCGGAATCACCAGTAAAAAGCCGACGAAGACCAAACCGACGCGTGATCCGCCGACGGCGCTCTACTCGATCAAGAGTTTTTGCAGCGCGCATAATCTTTCCGAGGGTTTTTTTCACAAGTTGTGCAAGCAGGGGCTCGCGCCTGACGTGATGAAGCTCGGCACGAGAATCTTCATCACTCACGAGAGCGCCGCGAGGTGGCGGGCCGAGCGCGAGGCTGCGACGGTCGCGGCTGAATAGGAGACGAAGACAGCGATCCCGGCGCCAGACCGCCGGCGCGGGGATCGGGAAAACACAGTGCGGGAAGTGGTCGGCAAGTCGTCGAGTGTTTCGAAGTCCAAGCGGCCTGCCGACCCAGACGAAGGAGCCCTCTCTATGGCAACTCCCAAAGACGAGGTCAACAGCCGCGGCTGGCGACGTATGCCAGCGGTCGAGCTGGAAGACCTCATTCTGGCCATCCGCCGACGCGCGGAGCACCAGCACCTCAGCCCCTCGGAATGGCTGATGGTCGACCACATGCGGACCCGCGCGGCCAAGCTGTGGCGGGAGGCTGGCCGATGGAAAAAGCGCCGCACCCCGCAACGCCTGCTTTATCGCGGGGGCCTTCACCAACGACGAGCTCGACCGGCTTATCGGAGCGCCGAGCGTCTGATGGCGGCGCTCGATCGCACCCAGGGTTGAGTGAACACAGCCCGCGGCGTCGCCTACGGGCGGCGCCACTTTTGGATTGACGAACCATGCTCCAGCATTCTCCGAGTCTGCTTGCTAAGCTTCCGCCGCATCGTCCGAGCGCGGCCACGAAGGCGGTCTATCAGGATAAGGTTGCCGCCTTCTGCGCCGTCATCCTGGAACTCCAGTCACGACTGGACTTCGCCGTCGGCGGTCGCGGCTGGGCCTATATCCTGGAGGGCGAACGCTGCATCAATAAGGACGAGATTGATGCCGCGCAGGATCTAGTCAATGCCTGCCGCAAGAACGGCGACCTGCCGCTCGATATCTGCGCCGAGGACAACAAGCGTCTTGCTGAGAACGTCGAGGAGATCGACCCCGGACCGGAGGAGATGGCCGCCCGCATCTACGACTACGTGCAGACGGCGGAGCGCCACTACGCCCCATTCAGCTTCTGGGATGACCTCAACACCTACGTCCAAGTGGGGGTCGAGAAGTCCAACGTAAAGAACTTATTCGCCAGGACATGCGCCGGGCTTTACGTGCCGATCGCCAACCTCGGCGGTTGGGCCGATCTCAATGTGCGCGCCGGCTTCATGCGGCGCTTCGCGGAGAAAGAAGCCGAGGGCAAGCGCTGCGTACTTCTGACCTTCACCGATCACGACCCCGGCGGCCTGCACATCGACAAGTTCGTACGTTCGAACCTCGAAGAGCTGGCGCGGGCGGTCGGTTGGTCGCCGGACAATCTCATCATCGAGCGCTTCGGGCTCGACTACGAGTTCATCGAGCGCGAGCAGCTGACCTGGATAGATAACCTGGCCACGTCGAAGGGCGAATACCCGCTCGATGACAAGCGGCACCCCGACCACTTCAAGGACTACGTGCAGAGTTATTTGCGCGAATTTGGGGCGCGCAAGGTTGAAGCCGATGCCCTGCTCAAGGTGCCGGAGCTCGAGCGCGAACTTTGCCGCCAAGCCATTTTGAAATACGTCCCCGCGAACGCACCTCGCCGTTATCACGCAAAACTTAAACCCGTTCGTGCCGAAATGCGGGGCGAACTCGACCGCCGGCTGAAAGGATTGGCGCCATGACCGGCGTGGGCATCCGCGAAACCCTCCTCAATCGCCGAGCGAGTACGACATTCGAGCTCGAGTGCAATGCGTTGTACTACACGTGCTCGTTTTCCTGCTTCGCCGACGGCCGGGTGGCCGAGCTCTTCCTGCAGAACCACAAGGCTGGCTCGCAGGCCGATGCCAACGCGCGCGACAGCGCAGTGGCGGCGTCGCTCGCTTTGCAATTCGGCTGCCCAATCGAGACGCTGCGTGGCGCGGTGCTGCGCAACGCCGACGGCCAAGCCTCCACCCCACTCGGTGCCGCGCTCGACCTCATCGATACGGAGAGGACGAAATGAGCGCCACGTCTCCCATCCTGGCCGACCGCATTCTGCTCGACTTGATCGAGCGGCTGGAAGCGGTGCGCGAGGTACTGGGTTGGTGTTGGCCCACTACCCGAACAGCGAGAGCGCGCCGTGAAAATTCTCGGCATTGATCCAGGGGTGCATGGCGGCCTCGCCATCGTCATGATCAGCGATGGCGCCGCGCCGCAGCTCCTCGACGCCATCGATATTCCGGTCGCCGGCGTCGGCGCGAAGGAGCGAGTAGACGTGCTCGCGATCCGTACCTGGGTCATGGTCCACCAGCCGCAGCATGCTTTTATCGAGCGTGCGCAGGCCATGCCTAAGCAAGGCGCGTCGTCGGGGTTCAACTACGGAAGGGCTACAGGTGCCATCGAGGCGGTGATCGCCTGTTGCGAGATTCCGACCACGGTCGTCGAGCCGTCGGTCTGGAAGAAAGCCCACCATCTCCGCGGCGGTGACAAGGAAGGCGCGCGTCAGCGCGCACTCCAACTGTTTCCGTCCGCACATGCGCAGCTCGCCCGCAAGCGCGATCACGGAAGAGCGGAAGCAGCGTTGGTTGCATTGTACGGGGGCGCGCTATGAGGATCATCGGTGCCGACGAAAGGCTTAACGAGCCCCGCGGTGTGAAAATCCTGCTTGTCGGACCGACCGGCGTGGGAAAGACCTCACAATTGCGCACGCTCGACCCGCTCCGTGTGCTGTTCCTCGATGGCGAGGCCGGCGATCTCAGCGTGCAAGATGTTCCGGTCGACACCATCCGTATCGCCGACTGGCAAACGGCGCGCAATATCGCGGTCCGCATCGGCGGTCCCAATCCGTCGTTCGCGCCGACCAGCTGCTATTCCGAGGCACACCACAACGCCGTCGGGGGCGCGCTCGAAAATCTCGACCGCTACGACATCGTCTTCGTTGACTCGATCACAGCCATCAGCCGGCTTTCGTTTCGCTGGGCTGAGCAGCAGCCGGACGCGCGCTCCGAGCGTACTGGTGCGAAGGATCTACGCAGCATCTACGGACTGCACGCGCGTGAGATGCTGATGTGGCTGCACCAGCTCCAGCACGTACGCGGCAAGCATGTGGTGTTCGTCGGCATTCTCGAGAAGGTCACCGACGACTTCGGTCGCTTCGTCGAGTACCGCCTGCAAATGGAAGGCGCAAAGGTCCCGCGTGAGATCGGCGCCATCGTCGACGAGGTCGTTGTGATGGAGTTCCTGGACTTCGGCGATCACAAGACGGTGCGAGGCTTCGTTACGACATCCCCTAATCCCTGGGGATATCCGGCGAAAGATCGCAGCGGGAAGCTTGATCAGACGGAGCCGCCACATCTCGGCAATCTGATCGCCAAAATTCTCAACCGCGAAAAACCAACCCCCGACCAACAATAGGAGGCGCCCATGCCCTTCGATTACTCACAGACTACCGACCCGCGGGATTACACCACGCTCATTCCGCACAACACGGTTGCCACCGTGCAAATGCGCATCCGTCCTGTCGGTGTTGGTGAGGACGGGTTGCTCAAACGCACGGCGAAAGGCGACGCCGAGATGCTTGAATGTGAGTTCGTCGTCGTCGACGGCGAGTTCGCGAAGCGCAAGTTCTGGGACAACCTTCTGCTCGAGGGAACGACCTCGGGCCACAAGGAGATGGCGCTCACCAACCGCGGGCGCTTGAAGAAGATCCTTGAAAGCGCGCGTGGCATCAAGCCCGGCGACACCAGCGAGCAGAACCTCGCGAAGTATCAGGCCGACCTCAAGGACTTCAACAACATCATCTTTATCGCCAAGGTCGGCCAGAAGAAGGGCGAGCCCAAGAACGACGGTAGCGGCGAGAGCTGGTCGGACAAGAATTACTTGGCGGCCGCGATCGGGCCCGATCAGAAGGACTGGCATCCGGTCGAGCAGCCGCCTCCGTTCAATGGTGGCGGCCGCGCCGCCACGTCGACAGGTGCCGCGCCGGCGGATTCCACGTCTACGGGCTCCGCGCCCATCACTCCCCCGGCATGGGCACGCTGATGAGCAAGCTCCGCACCGTTGGGCAGGTCTCACCGTCCGCGCTCGAGGAGGAATGGCAGCGGCGGGCAACCGCTGCCGCCATCGAGGCCGCGCGCGGCGTCGTCACGCTTGGCGGCGCCGTCCCGCCGGGGACGCCGGTCGGACGGCTCAATGACACAGAGTGGGGTTGGGTCCTCGCTGCGATGCTGTTTGCTTGGATCGCTACGCGCGCCGAGCAAGCGGCCGCGGAGCAACTCGATACCGAGCGCACCATTCGCTTGACCGGGCTCGATCCTGAGCCGCGGGATGCGGGCGCAGTAGCGGCGATCCTGCCCGAGCTCGCGAGTACCTGCAGCGCCATCGATTGGTCCCGACCGCTCACGCCTGGTCGCGAGACACGATGATCGAATTCCTACTCGCTGCCATGCGGCTCATCCGCAAGGCGACCATCGCGCGCGATCTGAGCGAGAGGGGCGTCACTCGAAAATCAAGCGCGAGCGCGATCGCGCGCCAGGCGAACGCCGCGGCCGGCGGGCCGCTCATGACGCCTGATGAATGGAATGACGAGATTGGGATTTAGGGAGTGGGCCATGATCGAACCGCTGCACATCGCAACCGTGGGCGAACAGCCGCTGCGATTCTTCCCTCGCACTGTGGCGACAACGGACGGCATTGTCACCGTCGCCCCGCATTTTCTGGCGCATGGCATGGTCGATGCGCTGATCCAGGATGGACAAGCTCCGGCGCAGGCGCGCGACGAATACGATCGGGCGAGCGCTGACGCCCTGCGAAAAATACCGATCCCGTTCACATCCGGCACCTACGAGTGGTTGGGCTGGCTGAAAGCCGCGATGGATCGGTGGGAGGCCGCGTGACCACGAGTGAGAATGAAGGCGAGACCGAATACCTGCTCACCGAGGGGCAGGCGCTCTTTTTAACGATGTGCGCGTGCGGCGATAAGGAAGCAACGGGTGCAAAAGACATCTGCCACGACATGGTGAAGGTTATCATGGCGTGGCGACGCCGCAAACTGTTGTCGCTATGGGAAGTGCCGCACCTAGCCGCGCTCTGCAAGGATTTCGAGACGCCGGACTGGCCACCGCCGACGACGCCGCCGCAAGCGAAGTGAGCCTGCGATGTACAGTTACTTCGAGCCTAAGCTGGCGGATGAGCCGATCAATGTCGCGCTCAATGAGGCGATCGAGCGCGCCGCGGCAGGGAAGGCGGAGCTTCCGCATCCGTACCTGGGAGCGAGCATCGTCGGATCTGAATGCTTGCGCCGAGTTCAGTACGACTGGTGGGTTACGCCAGTGCTTGACGCCCGCACCCGCGCGATCTTCGCCCGCGGGCATTACTTCGAAGCCCGCGTCCGCGAGCAGCTAGTCGCCGCGGGATTTAAGTTCGCCCCACCCGAAGCGCTCGCGTTCACAGCTGTGAACGGCGACCTGCGCGGGCACGCCGACGGCATCATCATCGCCGGCCCCAATCCGCTCGGCGGCGCCTATCTCAATTACCCGTTTCTGTGGGAATGCAAGGCACTCAACTCGAGGAACTGGCGCGCGCTCGTGCGCAAACGGACTCGAAAAAGAATTCCCGCGGTACGCAGCGCAGGTCGCATTGTATCCGGCCTATCTCAAGCTGACCAACCCGGTGCTGTTCAGCGCAATTAATGCCGACACCTGTGAGCAGTTGCATTTCTGGGTGCCGTTCTCCGCTGAGCGCGCGCAGCTCTGGAGCGACCGCGCCGCCAACATCATTGCGGCGACGCGTGCCGGCGAGCTGCTGCCGCGCGCCTACAAGGATCCGAAGGACTGGCACTGCCGTGTGTGCAGCCATCACGAGCGGTGCTGGCGATGAGCGCGGGCAAGAAAACTTTAGAGGAAAGGATCGCCGACGTCATCCGCCTGTTGGCCTCGGACAAGGACGGCGACATCATCGCCGCAGCGCACGCGCTCAAGCGGGTGCTGGTATCCGCCGGCACTGACATCCATGGCCTGGCCCATGGCATCGAGAACCTCGGCAAAAGTGCCGAAGTCTCGAAAGACAAGATGAAGCAGATCTGGGACGCCGCGGTACAGCACACCGAGAACAGGCTGCATGGGGCAGACGACTTCGCCAGCACTGACGGCAAGCCGACTTGGCAG